GTGTATACATTAACTCTCAAATATCAGTATAATATAAATACAAAGAAAATAATAAGTATTTAAAGTGAGGTTGATTATTGTATGAACAAAGTAATTATTAGTGGAAATTTAACAAAGGACATGGACGTAAAGGTATTAGCTAACGAAACAATAGTTGGTAATTTTACAGTAGCTAATCAAGTAGGATTTGGTGATAAGGCTAAAACTAATTTTGTTCCTGTTACTATGTTTGGTCAAAGAGTAGAAAGTTTAGAAAAATATTTAGTAACTGGTGCTAAAGTTTTAATCGAAGGTGAAATTGATTATAAATCAGTTCAAGATGATAAAGGAAATTGGAAGAATTACTTTAGTGTAATTGTTCATAATATTGAAATTATTAAATTCAAAGAAGAAAATCCATTTGAAGAAGATAATAAAAATAAGAGAAATTATAGAAAGGGTGGAAGAAAATAATGGAAAGTATTAAAGCTCATTTATTAACTTTATTAGATGAAGTTACACAAACATTAGAATTAGCAAAAAGAGTTAAAGTAACTGATAAAAGGGAAGTAAATAAATTATTAAAGTTAGCTAGTTCAGACAATGAATTCATAGATATGGAAAAATTATCTTGTGAAATATATACATTAGAAGATAAAATTGCTACAGAAGAAAAAGAAATATATGCAATGAAGAAAATAGCATATAGAATTAACAAAGCAATTCAATTCGCTAATGGTGAAATAGAAGAATAAAATTTAAGGGTAGACATTTTGTCTACCTTTTATTTTTTCAATCGTATATAATAATTGTAGTTTATAATACGTTGAATAATAATGTTACAACTATGCACCACGGTGAAGAGCCGATAGTTGTAAGGTCGAAAGTGGTATTTCCGTTATTAACATTTATAAATTGCATTTTTATTGAGTACCCAACGAGCTACAAGGCTCATATTTGGGTATTCTATTAAGAATTAATAAATTAAAAAGGAGGAAATAATAATGGCATTTGAAAATTTAGAACAGGCTAATGATTATCAATTAAAAGCTGAAAAAGAAATTGCTGATTTAAAACAACAATTGGAAAGTCAAAAATCAGTTTTATCTGAAAAAGATGAAACAATTAAATCATATGATGAACAAGTTAAAAAATTAAAAATTAAAAATTATGAATTATTTGAACAAGTTTCATCTAATCCCGAGCAAAATAAGTCTAAACCTCAAGATACTCAACCTAAAATGAGTTATCAAGAGTTTTTAAATAAAGTATTATAGGAGAGTGATTATATTATGGCATTAGATAACGTTACATTTGCAAGTATGGTTAGTAATTTAGCAAGTCAAGAATATAAAGACAGAGTACCAACTGCAACACAAGATAATATTGCAAACATTGAAGAAATTATATCTACTTATCCAACTGTAAAGAATGAATTTATTAATGTTTTAACAAATCAAGTTGCAAAGCAATTATTTTTCAGTAAAGCTTATGAAAATCCTTATAAATTATTTAATAGGGGACCATTACCTTATGGTAAATCAGTAGAAAGTATTTACGTTGATATTATTAAAGCTAAACAAAGAACACACGAAACAAATACACCTAATTTGGCAAGTGATTTATTAGGAAGAGAAACTCCTAACGTAAAAGTTGAATATTACTCTGAAAACTTTCAACATCAATACAAAACAACTATTACTGATGAGGAATTAAAAGGTGCATTTAGAGCAGAAAATGGATTAAGTTCAATGACTGGCAGAATATTACAAGCGCCTCTAACTTCTATTGAGTATGACATGCAAGAAATGGTATTACATGCATTACCAGAACTAAAAGGTGGAAAAGCTACTATTAATAAAACTGCATATACTGCAATGACTGAAGAAGAAAAAGCAAAAGTAGTAGTTAAAACTATTAAATCACAAGTTATTAAAATGGGCTTCTTAAACAACAAACACAATGGACAGGGGGTAATGACATCCTCAAGACCTCAAGACCTTGTTGTTTTCTTAGACCCGGATATGATGGCAAATATTGATGTTGAATTATTAGCACAAGCATTCAATATAGAAAAGGCAGAAGTACCACTTCATGTGTTACCAGTTCCACAATTCACTAAGAGAATAGTAACACCGAGTGAAGGAAGTGAAGGAAGTACAGTAACATATGAAGAAGATACTGATTGTTTAGCAATTATTTGTGATAAAGATGCAATACAAATATATGAAACATTAAATAGTTCTGAAACATTCAGAAATCCTCAAGGAATTTATACAAATGTATTCTTCAATAGATGGGGTTTAATGTCTGCTTGTAATTTTGCAAATGTTTGTAGAATAGTAACTGCATAATTTATAGGAGGTATACAAGCCTCCTTTTTTGTCGTATATGAAAATAGAAAGGAAGTGAATTTTATGGCAAGACAAAGCACGATTTATTTATTTAACTGTTGGTTTTTAGATGTTGGACACAATCATACTGTAAACTTCAATAATGTAACAAATCAATTTAATTTCTTCATGAATCATTTGCAATTTAAAATTGATAATTGCACATATTTAAGAAAAGAACATACATTAAAAGTTCAAAAATATATTGACGAACTTGCATTATGTAATTATTGTGCATTTCAAAATTCTGTTGATGGTAAGATGGAATACTTTTTTATTTTAAATAAAACTTATTTATCAGAGAATGTAACAGAACTTACTTTAAAATTAGACGTTATTCAGACTTATTGGTTTGAAATGAATTTTACAAAAATTAAATCACATATAGACAGACAACATTTATGGCGTTGGAATGCAGATGGAACAGTAGCAGATTATAATATGTTAGAGAATGAAGATTTTGAAATAGGTGAATATATTTTACAAAACAGAACTGCATTATATGATTATGAGAACAAAGGTGGTTATATTGTTACTAGTTCTGATAAGTTATCAATTAAATATAGCGGTAGTAGCGGAAGTGGTGGAAGTTCAACAAATCAAGGTAATTTGTACAAAGACAAATTAGTATCAGCAAATGGATTTTGGTTTATTAAACAAGGTGAGGGATTCAGTTCAACCCCTTACAATTTAGGTGATGGAACTTTCACAATTGGTTATGGTACTACAAGTAAATATGATTCTGAACATTATAATCAACTTGCTCCAGAATGTACCGAGGAACAAGCAAGTAATGTATTAGCGGAAAGTTTAAAAACTACTTATTCAAGTTACGTATATGACACATTTGTTAAATATGGTTTTGATATGAATAAAATGAAGCAACAACATTTTGACGCATTCGTTTCTTTTTACTATAATACTGGTAGTTTATCAAGCAAGTCGATATTTACAAAATATATTAACGGTGATAGTCCCGAAAGTATTGCTGAAGTATGGAAAGAAACAGTAATAATGAGTGGTACTCAATTCGAAGAGGGGTTAAGAAATAGAAGAAAAGCTGAAGCTAATGTATTTTTAAATGGCGATTATAATTATAAGCCAATACCTAACTTAAATGGTGGAACAGTTACAGATAACGACGGAAAAGGTTACATTCCCGATATGTTTAATAAGTATGACACGCCAATAAGTGAAATAAGGCAAAATATTATAAATAGTGCAAAGAAATTAATTGGTCTACCTTACGTATATGGTGGGAATTATCCACCATTGGGAAATAGCGCAGGTACGGATTGTTCTGGATTATGTCAATGGGCATACAATGACAATGGTATTTCAATTTCAAGAACAACTTACACACAAATTAAAGAAGGTAAAGAAATAACACTTGAAGAATGTAAACCGGGTGATTTAGTATTTACTAGGGGTAACTCTGATAATGGTCATGTTGTTATGTTTCATAGTTTTAATGAAGATGGAACAATACATGTTATAGAAGCAAAACAAACTGGCACAGATATAATGGAAAATGACAGAACTCCAAACAGTGATTATCGTTATAGAAATTTATTAGGTGATTAAGGAGGGATTTTTAATGGCAACAACTTCAAAAAACGAGCCAGATAGCACAATAATAAATAATATTGCAGTTGGATTATATTATTATTACGTACCAAAAAATGGCGCAAGTGAAGCAACTTATTTAGGGTTTGTAAATACTATTGAAAGTGTAACTTATAACCCTTTTATAGATGAAGCTGATATATCAGACGTACGTAAAGCAATATTTGATACTGGTCGATATGGTAGTCCCGACGGTCAAATCCCATATGTAAAAAGAATATGTTCATTTGACAAAATCAATTATCAATTAGGTGATACACAGAAAATATACCCTAAAAAATCAGACTATAGTTATGACTTTGACCCTAGAGTTTTATGTTACCCATTTAGATATTTTTTAGTTACTGATTATTCTTCAAACCCAATGTTAATAAAGCCCGAAAGAATAGAGGACAACGATACTAATGAGTTCAAGGTAAAAGTAAAAACTACTGCGATAAGTTCAGAAAGTAAATATAATATATATGTAGAAAATTATAAATATGATGATGACGGTAATTTAGAGGGCATGTGTAATAGTACTGCGTTAATGTTACCAGTAACTTCATCAGCATATAGTCAATTTTTAGCAACTTCCGCAAGTTCTTTTAATCAATCAGTTACTAATGCATTATTAGAAAATGATTTAACATTAAAACATAATACACAATCTAATAATTTAAATTTTGCACAAAATACTTTTGGTAGTGCATTGAATATAGCAGGTAGTTTATTGAGTGGGAATGTTGGTGGCATACTTGGAGGCGCAAATAATTTAGCTTTTGGATTTTTACAAAATGATTTAGCTAATCGTCAAGCAAATGAAAATTCGCAATTAAATGAGCATAACATTATTAGTATGAAGAATGCAAAAGTTAATGATATGCTAACAACTCCTAATAGTATTAAAACCGCAGGGAATGACACACTTTTTAATTTAATTAATAGCAATCAAAGAGTAGATTTATTAGAATATAGATGTAATGTACAACAAATGTCAAAGGCTCAAGAATATTTTAAAAGATATGGTTATAAAGTTAACGGCTATGATTATATAAATTTAACATGTAGAAAACATTATAATTACGTAAAAACAAATGTATGTAATATTGTAGGTGCAAGAATACCGCATGAATACCTAGACGAAATAAAATCAATTTTCAATAATGGCATTACAGTATGGCACATGGACAATGAGGGAACAACAATGTTCGAATACAATAACAATGTGGAGGTGTATAATTAATGGGAATGACACATAAACAAAAACAGACATTTATACAAGAAAGTAGAAATCAACATTTTAATTTATTGTATAATAAATATAAATTATTAGCTTTAAATATGTTTACATGGGAGAACTTGCCCGAAACAATTAAACCAAGGTATATAGAAAAATCCCTTTTTCACTTTGGTAAAGCCATATTCGTTGATGATGAAAATTTAGGGTTAATATGTGTACCTTGTGAATTTGCTGAAGAAATGAATGTAAATTTTGAGCATACAAAAGTAATTACAAGTGGCTATAATTATATTCATACTATACCGTATTTAAATGGTAAGTGGAAAGATAAATGTCAACTTATTCTTAACAATGATTTAGGTTTTGGAACAGAAGATTATGTAATAGATTATGCTACTAAAATGATGGAGGTTGAAAGATGTATAAGGGCAAATATCAATCATCAAAAATTTCCATGGTTTATAGAAACAACTCCTAACAATAAACAAACTATGCAAAAGTTGTTTGAAGAAGTGGATAACTTAGAGCCAGTCATTTTTGGTAACAAAGATTTAAATATAGAAAATTCAAATGCAATATTAACTACTACTCCGTACGTTGCCGATAAACTTAATCAATATAAGTATGAACTTGAAAGAGAAATTCTAACATTCTTCGGGTTAAATAATTCTTTTGAGAAAAAAGAAAGATTACTAGTAGATGAGGTTAATTCTAATAATGATTATATAAACAGAAATGTTGATATAATGTTTGCTAATAGACAAGTTGCTTGTGAAGAGCTGAATAGAAAATTTGGACTTAATGTTAAAGTTGTTAAAAATAATAATTTTGAAAATAGTTATGACCAAGAGGGAGAAGAGGAGGAAGAAATCAATGAGTAAATATACAGTAGAATTATATCAAATAGTCAACAGTGTAGATTTTACATTATTTGACTTTGATTACAATCTTTACGACAATGAATTAAAGTCAGCTTTTGAACAAAAATTTATTAACCATTTTTATTTTTATGAAATTGGATTAACTCCTATAGCTAGATTTAAAAAGGCTCTACAAATTAAACTTAATGATATTTATCCATATTTTAAGCAACTTTATCAAACAGAATTAAGATGTAATGATATTGATTTTATGTTAAATAAAGATTTAAAAGAACAATATACAAGAGAATTAACAGGGAATAGTTCAGTAAATCAAAGTTCTACATCTACATCAAATGACACTAGTTTAAACATTAACAATGATACTCCACAAAACAAAATTGATGATTTAGACCAATTTATGACTAGTGCAAGTAAAAACACAGATAATTCAACAATGAATAGTAGCGGAACAAATAGTGCAGAAAACAATTCTACAGAAACATATTCTTTAGTTTCTCAAGGTAATATTGGTGTTACTTCATCTGCTGAATTATTAGAAAAATGGAGAAGTGTATTAATAAATATTGACCAGTTAATCTTTGAAGAATGTAATGATTTATTTATGTTAATTTATTAGGGCTTGTTTACTCAAGTCCTTTTTTGTCGTTAGAAATAAATAGGAGGTGCATGTGCATGAGTATTGAAAAGATAAGAAATATTGGACTTGATAAATTAGTTACACAAGTTTACGATTTTGACAGTTTAACTACAGATGAATTATTGTGCAAATTTGCTCAAAAAATAAATATTATAATTGAGCATTTTAATTATTTGGATAAAGAATGTCAAAATAACAACGAAAATATAAAATTAAAATTAGATTATTTATTAGGACAAGGATTAGAAGAACAAGTTGCAAGAAGATTATTAGAATTAATAAATAATGGTACATTAGGAAAATTAATAAATGAAACATTATTGAAAGAAATAAATGATAAATTAGATATTATTGAAAATAAAGTAGTAGAATTAAAAGCTGATAAAACAGGGGAAGCAGATATTTCAGATTTATTAAAAGCCTGTATTGAAAAAGCTAATACAGAAAATAAAAATGTATTTATTCCAAAAGGTAATTATAAAATAGAAAAAACTGTTGAATTAAATGATATTAATAATATAATTATCATGTGTGAAATAGGTACAAACTTTATTGTTGAATTAACTGATGTGAATAACTATAATGTTATAAAATTTAATAATTCTAATAATATTATTTTTTTAGGCGCTAAATGTACTAACACAATTGATAACTTAAGAAGCAGAAATTTATATAGTGGCTCTTTCCTTACATTTAATAAATGTACTTTTGTTGAAGTGAATAATTGTATTAGTGAAAATATGAATTATTTAGTGCAATTATATCAAAGTTGTCATGATGTAAAAATTTATGATAATGTGTTTTATAATAATTCAATTAAAGCTCAATCATCTATGTCAGCGATATTATGTTATTCTTCTTATAACGTTGATATTTATAATAACTTTATCCAAGGGCAAACATATGATGGTACTATTTCAATCTTTGGGGCTATGAGCAACAATGTAAATGTGTATAACAACAGATTAATTAATTATTTTGATTTAGATTCGGTAAATTATTTAAGTCAAGGTATAACAATTGACCAAGGTTGTAAATTTGTTGATGTTTATAATAATGAAGTTCGTGGTTATTGGTATGGTATAGATGTAAAATCCAACGTTGAATGTATAGATGTTTACGAAAATAATGTAAAAGGTTGTAAAATTGGTATAGCTAATAGAGATGGTGAAGCAACAGAAGGGACTTCAACTAATGAGGTATATATTAGAAATAATAAAATAACATTTAATGAATTGTATCATAAAAATTTAGATAGTTTTCAACTAGATGGATTTCAACAAATAGGAATAAGTAGTATTAATAGATATGGTTGCAAAATTAGTAATAATGAAATATTAGTCGGTTATACAATGACAACTCCATGTTGTGGAATATATGTAAAACCTAATACTACTGTTACAAAAGATTATTTAGAAGAATCATTGATAATTAACAATAAAATATCACTTTTATATGCTTTTTCTAAATTTTATTATGCAGTAGACGGAAGTTGTCCAATATTTATTAATAGCGCCAAAAACTTAAAAATAAAAGGTAATTACTTAAGATTTTATAGTTCAAGAAGTTGTGACACAATTGGTTTCAAAGGTGAAAACACAAACTTATTTATTGAAGAAAATACAATAAAGAATCAAAATCCTAGTATGAGATTAATTAAATTATTTGATGAAACATCAAGTCTTAAAAATTCAGTTATACAAAATAATAGATTGGAAGATACAAAAATTTTAATTTGTGATGATGCAATAATAGAAACTAAAAATAACTATTTTAAGGATAATTTTGACTTTAGAAAAATTATAGATGGCGGTTACACTTCTAAATTAGTGCTAGGTAATAATACTGCTGATACATTATATCGAATAAAAACTCAATATACTCCAACAATGATGTTCAATATAAAGGTAAATGTTTATAATACAGGGCAATGTATTACTGGTTTATTATCAGTAAAAATAACTGACGGGGTTGCTACATTAACTAATAGTCAAGTACAGGGTGTTGATAATATATTATTTGAAGTTCAAAATAATGAAAGTTGTGATTTTAATATAAGAATAAATAATCAAAGCGGAGCAAGTATTCGTTTGTATTCTATATTAGAAATAATAAGTGCAGACCAAGTAATAAATATAGTTTAAAATTGGTTGTAGTGAGTAGGAGGTAACACTAACTTTCCTAATAATTTAAAAGGATGTGAATTAAAATGGCAAGTAAAGAAAATATTTATTCTTCAATACAAAATCTTTATAATATGGATAAAAACACTTGGCAAGAAGTTCTCGCAGAATTATATAATCTAATTTATCAATGTCAAGAAACATGTGATAATTTAAATAATACAATCAATCTTATGTTACCATATAATAAGATTGTTTTAATAGCACCTAATAATAAACAATATAAATTAATAGTTGATGATGACGGAAGTTTATCAACAGAATTATATGAATAGGAGGTTATTATGAACGAAATTTCAACTTTAATAACAAATGTAGGATTTCCAATTGTTTGCGTTCTCGGTTGTGCTTATTTTATATGGAATATGGTTAGGCAAGAACGCGAAGAAAATGCAAAGAGAGAAGAAAGATATTTAACAACTATTGATAAGTTTACTACTGTATTAGAAAAAGTAAATGAAAATTTGACAACAAATAACAAAAGATTAGAATATATTGAAAGAAAAATGAATATAGGAAGTGATGACTAATGTATAATCAAATTAATATAAGTAGTGGTCATAGTATTAACTGTCAAGGAGCAAGTGATATTATAAATGAAGTTACCGAAGCAAGAAGAGTAGTTGATAGAATTTACGACATGTGTAAAAGTATAGGTATTGAAGTGTACAAGTATCATGATACATCAAGTTCAGAATCACAAAACTTAGCAAATATTGCAAACTGGCATAATCAATTTAAAGATGGTATAGATATATCTATTCATTTTAATGCGCTTCGACATACATCTAACAGTATGGGTACAGAAGTTTGTTATTATTCTCAAGCACAATTAGCTAGTCAAGTGTCATCTGCAATTAGTAAAGCTAGTGGATTAAAAGACAGAGGAGGAAAAGAAAGAAAAGGGCTTTATGTTTTAAGGCACACAAATAAACCTATGCTTTTGATAGAAGTTTGTTTTTGTGATAGTTCATTCGACGTGCAAAAATATAGAGAAAATTTTGATAATATTTGTTCAGCAATTATAGAAGCGCTTACTGGCAAGGTATACATGTCTAGACCAGTTGGTGGGTCAAGTCAAAATACAAACGATAAGATTTATCGTGTACAAGTTGGAGCATATAAAGTTAAATCTAATGCAGAGGAAATGCAACAAAAATTAAAGAAATTAGGTATTGATAGTATAATTGTATAAAAATTTAGCCCTTGCAAACTAAATGTAAGGGCTTTAATTTAAATGAAAGGAAGTGTAATGATTGTGGCTTGGTATAATTATGATAGAATAAATAGTTATAATGCTACTTTAAATTTTATATTGACTAACAGAGGATTTGGAAAAACGTTTGGTGCTAAATGTAATGTAATAAAAAAGTTTATAAAAAAGGGAGAACAATTCGTATATGTAAGAAGATATAAAACTGAATTAAATGATATTCATAAATTTTTTGATTCACCCGATTTAAGGAAAAAATTTAAAACTCATACATTCGAGGTAAAAGGAAAAACATTCTATATAGATGGGAAAATTGCAGGGTATGCAATTGCTTTATCTACATCACAAAAATTAAAATCAGTTGATTATCCTTTTGTAACTACAATTATCTTTGACGAGTTTATAGTTGATAAAGGTTGTATACGTTACTTAACAAATGAAGTTGATGTATTTTTAGATTTGTATGAAACAATAGCAAGAAAAAGAAATAATGTTAAAGCTTATTTATTAGCTAATAATGTTTCAATAGTTAACCCTTATTTTACCTATTTCGATGTAACACCTAGGAAAACAGAAAGATTTACTATTGCTCGTGATGGTGAATTGATTATAGAAATGTGTACAGATACTGTTTTTATTAACGAAAAATTAGAAACAAAGTTCGGTAAACTTATTAAAGGAACAAAGTATGCAGATTATTCAATTTACAATAATTCTCTTAGAGATAGTGAAGTGTTTATCGAAAAAAGACCAAAGAGAAATACTTCTCCAGTTATGAGTATAGTTTATAATGGTGAAAGGGCTATGATATGGCTTGACTATAAAACAGGAATTTTCTATTGTGATGATAAATATATGAAAACTTGTAATGAATATGTTTTAAGTTGTGAAGACCATAACCCAAACACATTATTAAATGCAAGTGGAATTAATCTAAATATGTTAAAACAATTAATTTCATATTTCCAAGTTGGAAGAGTAAGATTTTCTGACCAAAACATCAAACATTTAATGTATGATATTTTTAGAAGTTTAGGGGTAAAATAAATGGAGGGTATACCCCTCCAATTATTAAACTATTTCTCTTATTTCTTTTTCGTGTTCTCTTAACCTTTTTCTAATCCTTGATAAAATTGTTTTTGTGCCGTTGTATTTTGTTCCATATTTGTTACAAATTTCTTCTATACTATAACCTTGGCAATACATTTTAAAATATTCTTTGTGTCTTTCGTTTTTAATAAATCCGCAAACCTTATCAATTGTTTCGTTTATATCCTCGTATTCATCCTCAGATTGAATAACATTGTGTAAACTCAATTCCTTATTACTTTCATTTTCAACTACTTCTTTATCTAAAAACACTCTATTATCATAAACTTTCCTTTTTTCTCTTCTCTCAATTTTTAATATATCATAAACTCCGTTTTTTATTACATTTGCAATGAATGTGTTTAGTCCTGCAATATCTTCATCATACTTATTTATAGCAAATGCAACTTTTGTTTCACATATTTGTAATACATCTTCAAATTCTACTCTATCATGATATTTTACTAAAATGGTATTATAATATCTGTATGTCATACCCCTTAAATACCTATCACCGTATTTATTTATATAATCTTCATATTTCATAAGCTCCAATCCCCCTAAAATAAATAATAACTATTTGAAATTTTATAAGGTTGTTCTTGAATAAGTGTACCACCTTTTATAATTTTACTTTTTTTAGACTTAATTAATCCTACTATTTTCTTTGTACAATCTTTATCGTAGTAATAATATACATCATTTTCTTTTGTGTATAATTTCATCTTTTTTAATTCCTTACTTGAATGTGGGCAATTATCAAATATATTAATATCATCAACTTGCTTCATTATACTATCTGTTAATCCACAACATTTAATTTCCCATTTATGAGTTTCTGCATTCTTTTCTGCATAACGTTTACTACCAATATATTTAAAATCTTCAAAACACAATTCGTTATCCCAGTAACCATAAATTTTTGCGCCTATGTTTACATCCTTAACTTCTTCAAGTGTTCCATATAAATGTAAACTATCTGTATCACAATATAAAAATCTTTCATAATTTGAATTAATTGCTTGAACTAAATATTGCTTTGCATAACTTGTGATAAATGTTGCCATAGGTAAATAAATATTATCTGAAACATATTCATCATGTAGATGATTAATTGTAAATATTCCGTCTTTGTTTTCAAACTCTGTAATTTCATTACTACCACTCATACCGAATTTACCATATAACCCATTTTGCCTTAATTTTGCAATTGCTCTATTTGCTCCTGTACTATTCTTTTTTACTTCACTCCAAAAGTCAATATAATTTTTAAATAAATCATGACTACCACAAAATGCCATATGACCGCCAAGTTCATAAGAATAAACATTATAACATTCAAAAAGCAAATCTAATAATGGATTACATAATCTAAAAGTTAATGTTACCTTTTCTCCGTCTTTTACATTATTCTTTAAAATTTCACGACCATTAAAGTTTGGATTGTCCTTAACTTGTAAAAATGCCATCTTATTTTCTTTTACTTCAAAATCATATATAGTAATTTCTTGAATATAAAGTGGAAAACATTTTTTATAATTTTCGCTCATATTACAATATGGTACATCTTTATAATTTGCTTGACCATAAGGTAATAGTCTATCATACATTATATAAGGGTACAAAGAATTAACATCTAAAACTATGCCATTATGATTTTTACATTTTTTAAATTTTTCTACATTTTCAAAACATACTGTACTTAAACCACCATAATAACTATGTCTTTGCCATGCATCAGTAAAATAACTTTGTTTTGGAAACAAACATTCAAATAATATTTGTTTCTTTAATGATTGCTTATTGGTTTGAAAAAAATCAGTACGCATTAAACCATTATCTACATAATCGTATAAATCTTGATTTTTAAACATATTTTGTTTTAAAGTATAATCTTCAAATACTGTTTCTTTATAATCCTCTAATGATTGACCGCTATTTGTCAATTTAGTATAAACTACATGCTTCCCGTTAATATCAAGACCGTCAATTTTTAACATTTTTACTAAATAGCTTAAACCGAATACATCATTATAAATATACGATAATTCTTCCATTGTTAAATCATCATCAAGATTTCTTTCCTTTTCATAGTCTAGTCCATCTTTTGGTAAATGCAAATTAAGAAAATCACTACAACATTTTTGTAAACTAAAAGGAGCAATTTTGAAAGTATCGTAAAAATTTATTGTTACATCATCACCTTGTAAAGTTAATTTATAGAATACCCCGTCTTTCATTACTAAGTTATATTCAAATGGTTTTATTCTTGTAGTATTTTTGCAAGTAAATTTCAAATTAGCTTTTTTCTTATTATAAAAATCGTAACATTGTCTTGTGTAATACTTATCAAATTTTTGTCTAGCATTATCTTGCTCAGTAAACCATAATATAAAAGGCTTAATGTCGTATAATGCATTATGAGCAAATAAATTAATTGTTTTCTTATTAAAAGATAATAAGTCATTCATAAATTTATCAACAGATTTATAATGGTAACAAATATCTGTATTATTATCGCATGACATTAATGCAATAGAATAAGTTAACATTTCATTCTTTTCTTTTAAATAACACGCTTCAATATCAAATGCAAAATTTTGAACATCACCATAATTTGGAATAGTATCATGTAAATAATGTTTTTCTAACTCACTAGTAATTTTTTCTAACCTTTCATTTAAACCCATTTATTAACCTCCTATTTAAAACTATCTAACTGTCTATATTCGTTAATAGTTCTGTCTATTCTCAAATACGAATTTTCTGAAGCTTTATCCATTTCACCCTCTCCAACATCTAGATATTTATCTCTTAAATTGTTTAATTCACCTTTTATAAATAATTCTTTTTGCAACGGTGAAAGTGTATGCCATTGTTTCCATATAGCTTGTCTTTCATAATCTTTCATATTTTGAACAAAATCTAAGCTCATAAAATCAGCAAACCATTTATTTGACGTTGTGTCATTATTTAATCTGTCATAAATTGCTTGAAATGTAATTTTCTTATAATCTCTTTTTAATTTATTCAACATATCTAATTTTCTATCATCAGCTATTACTAACTGTCCAATTTTCTTTAATGCAGTCCCATCAATTCTAAAAGTTTTATTCCTCCTAGATGGGAAAAATACATCTTTGCCAGTTAAATAATTGATTTGTTGCTCTGTTAAGCCCATAGCTTCCAATCCGTTTATTGTTGATTCAACTTGTTTATTATATCTATTTATATATCTACTAAGCCTTGTATCTATTGATTGAGATTTTTTAGTTTTATTATTTGAGTTATCTTTTTTAATTTGTGTTTCTAATCCATGTGTTATTTTATTAATTTGTGATTTTAATTGTCTATCACTAAGTTGTCCATTTTTTAAATAAGTTGGAATTTTAAAACCTAACATTGTCAACTTATTGGTTAAATATTTTACCTTTTGTTTAGTAGACTTCTTTTCCCAATTAACTCTTTTTAACCCACTTAATTGTCGCTTTGCATTCATGTTATACCCTCCCATTATTCATATATTATAATATATGTATTAGGGTGAAAATGTTCACCCTTATTTTTACTTATTCATTAATTCGTTATACCTTGTAACCTTACTTATATAAATAGAGTCGAAATCCTCGGGTACAATTTCAAGCTTTTCATTTAACTTTTCTAAGCAGATATATACGTCAACCATTTCTTCAAGTACCATACTGTCAATTTCTTCTTTACTTGCTCTTAATGTTACATCACCGCTAATCCAACGGTTTAATTTTGATAAAGCTTGTATAAGTTCGGAGCATTCCTCTATAGTAATTGAATTAACATCTTGCAAACTTTCTCTAATCATTTTTAAACACCACCTCTATAAATTTATTTGGAATATCACCTCTAAATTCTGTGTTTATTATATCCTCATATCTTTCTCTGTCTATTTCATTTTCAATGTAATCATATAAATTTAGTAAAAAATCATCTGTAAATACTCTATCCTCTGTTAAACATTCATTTCTTAATTTATAACTTTTTTCAATCCTATTCATTTTAATAACTCCTCTCTCCAATCATTATTTTCAAATAAAAAGTTAACTAAATACTCATAATCTTTGCGTGATTTACAACCTCCGTTTATATATGAATATGCAATCCAAAATATATCGTCGGGATAAAGTTCCCTGTAACCGAGAACTTTTCCACATTTATCAGCTAATAATTTAAATGCTATATATCTATCATCTACCAATGCATTTGCACCTCTTTCTTTTCATTATCAACATATACGGCAAAATCGCCATAATAATAAGCTACAAAAACAGGGTAACTCCCTTTATCATCTTCAATTAAACATTCCAAAATTTCTTTTAATTCTTTTACTGTCATATGCAATACAACTCCCTTATTACTTTCGCCTTTAAATCTTTTTCTGTTTTATAATTCTTTGGAACAATAGTAAACATTTCATCAGTCATTTCATTAGTAATTTGATTTTTTCTTTTATATTTTACTACTAAAATATCACAAACTTCATTATTTTCCATTATCATTTTTTCACAAGCTTTACTTGCCAAAATTCTATATTCGGAATCAAATTCCATTATTATTTGTTCACAACCCTTTGATTCTAATATTTTATATATTTCCCATACATAATTCATTTATTTTTATTCTCCTTTTCATTTTCTTTTTCTTCATCTTGAACATTATCCAATAAACTTATAAAATTTTCTATTAATTCATCATACCTAATTAACCTCTTATTTTTCATTATTACTCCTCTTTTCAAATTCTATTAATCTATCAATATATTCCTTTGCTTTTTCTAAATCTTCAATCCCATTTTTACTTTTATATCTTGTAACATATTTAATGACATTACCTTGCATAAATGTCAAATTATTTCTTAAGCAAAACTCTATTACATCAATACCAGTTCCATAGTATGATGGTTTAATATTAGAATTTTTAGCTACAAATTCATTATAATTATAACATTTTTCATTTATACAATCTTCACCATTAAAATATTTACACAATCCACAACTTTTCTCTTTTATATCCAATGACATAAATCACACACCCCATCATTCTTATAATATTCATAACTATCTATTTGTCGTCCACATTTCGAGCAACAGTAATAAAATTGTTTAACTCTATGAGTTTTGATTCTTTTAATCATAATAACCTCCTATAAAATTTTATTTTCTGCTGAATCAACTTTATCAATATATTCGTCCATTAATTTCTTACTAACCCATTTAATCCATTTACCGTTTTCATCATATAACCCAATACGAACAGTTTCACCTAATTTATTATTAAAAATTATCATTTTCATAATTATCTAACTCCTTTATTAACATTTTTGAAATTTCACATAATTCATAGTGTTGGCACTCTACTAATTGTTTTAAATCTTCATTAGTTTGTTGTTCATACAACTTTTGTAAATGCAATTGATGATAAACAATACTCTCAAGAATTAACTCAATTTGCCTCTTTGTCATTTTAATCACTCCTTATTTTTGTAATATTTCATAAAGTTCGCCTAATCTAGTAATTAATATAGCGTCATCTAATTTAAAACACATATCATACATTTTTGAATAACCATCACTTGATAAGCTTTCATAATCAAAATTATTTATTTCACAATAAGCCTTAATAATTAAGTCAACAATTACAGATTTTCCTACATTATACATATAATCACCTCTAAATATCATAAAATAATATATAAACTTCTAATAAAATAAACAAACATAATAACATTAATAATAACATTTAATCACCCCTAATCATCATAATATATCCTATAATTATATAATACTACCATCTTTTCACTAGTGTTACATATAAAATTATCATTATTATCATATAGTGCATAATGATAAGTATCTCTTTTATCTTTCTTTGCTACAACATAAACACCTTTGGAATAATCATAATTATGTTTTGGAGCGTATCGTAATTTTGAACAATCTACCTTGTTCTTTTTACATGTTCCATTGTTCCAGTAAAAACAAGTTGAAAATGTGCATTTCATTCAATCACCTCTATTCTTAATAAAGAGCAACACTATCACATTCACAATTTTCACAAAGTCCAATTTCACTTTTTCTATAGCAATCCTCACATAAATTTACATTACATGTATCACAATGAAATCCATCTTTTTCAATTTCTTTTCCACAATCATAACATTTCATTGTTTTATTATCTCCAAATTTACCATACATTGATGAGAATTTTATTTTTTCCATTTAATCACCTCTTATAATTTTAAAATAACGCCTATTATTAAACCAATTCCAAAGAATAATTCAACTAACCATAACCATATAAAAAACTTAGTCATAAATTTAAATATTTTCCAATTTGTTAAAGCATGAAGCAAAAAGAAAACTAATAAACATACTAACATTTTAATTCACCTCTATTCTTCCAACCCTAAATATTTATTCCCTAATTCGTAAAGTTTATCAAAAAATTCTTTACTATGGTCTGCACTTAAATTAAAAATTATACCATCTATCCAAAAGCCGATATCTTCATTACTCCAATTTAAACATTTTAATTTGTATTCAATGATGATTTCTATTATTTCGAATTTATCTCTTTCATTCTTTGTCATATTATCGAAGTCTTTTTTGTGTGTTTCTCTTTCAATAGCTTCTTCAGCATATGCAATGTCAGATTCTTGGAATAAGTCGTCATTTAAATTTTCAACTTCTTCACTTGATTCAAGTGCAACTTCTTCAACTACTTCTTCAATATCTTCAAATTTGATGATAAATTTCTTTTCGTTATTTTGGAATCTTACCATTTTTTCAACTAATTCTTCATCGCTATAAGCTTTTCCATTCATAACCCAACAATAACCTTTATATTCAACTACTTCTACTGCATCATTAGCAAATACAACTTTGAAACTCTTTCTTTCACTTATTAAATATTTAACCATTTCTCTAACTTCTTTTTTTAACATACTTTTCATTCTCCTTTTCGACATTCTTTTTATTTTCTTATTTCCTTTCCATGATTTAATTATATAACATTTGGATAAAAAATGCAATACTTTTTGGACAAATATTTGAAAATAATTATAAAAATAATTTGACAAATAATTGATGTAAATATTGTTGAAACTGTTTCATATAGTATTAAAATCTTCTGCCCTAGTAATGTTGACATTAAAGTTTATGAATACGGTATTACTTATAATGAAGTTTATGATTTTATTGATAATATGCAAATTTCAGCTTTTAAATTTAATGAATATAATACAGTAATGATTAGTAACACATTAATCGATTTATTTATGTATTTTGATATTTATAACAACATTATAATTAATGTAAATTTAGTTTAATAAAAGAGGGGCTTAGCCCCTACCAATTAATTTTAAAGGGGATTGAATAATATGAATAAAAGAATAGTAGATTTTATAAAAGGATTAAGTATTAAAGATTTATTGTATATGTACGAAAGATATTGTGATATGGCTTTTACATTTTATGTTGATTGTGATATGGGAAAATTTGACCGAACAATGGATATTATTAATTTAATTGATGAAAGACTTAGAGAAAAAGGAATATGGACTAAAAATAATTAAGAGGTGATATCATGAAAAGTAAAGAATATTTTAGATTGTTACAACGCATATTTATTTTATGTACAACAAATAAAGATTACACAATAGAATTAAATCATAAAGATGCATTACGAATAAGAAGATTATTAGAAAAGTATTCAAATATGAAAATTGAAGAAATAAGAGATTTATACAAATAATTAAGAGGTGATTAAATGGAACTATTTTTAATTATATGGTTAGTTTTCAATATTTCCATTGTTATAATTAGTTTATTTTTGAATGAATAGTGTTTACCAATTAATACACTCATACGTATAATATAATTGAGCATGGTTCTATTGGACATTTTTTCATTTTTTCTCCTTTCAATTTATTTATAGCGGAATTAAACCACCATTTTAATTACCGCACATTTATTAATCACATAATATTAATCCTGCGGGGCGATTTATTCGCCCTCATTATTACATATATTATACTGGTATTTACTCTTAAATATTTTAAAAATA